GACTGTGAAAGTATTATCATCACCATTTAAAGCTGCTTCAACATGTTCCATGAAGTCACTGTATCCACCAAACTGGGAACCTAGATACTTGCGAACTTTAACATCCGCATTCGATGCTAGCATATATTTTTGCAAATTACTCTCAGCAAACTTTTCAGCCGCTAGAATAATCCACGCATACGCAAACAATCGAAAAAGTATCATAGTATTATCCACGATAGTATTTGCACTACCACTAGGATTTCCAGTAGTTTTTTGAATAAGCTCCCCATTTTCCAGAACAATTACGGACTTAACTATCGAATCATAAAGTCGCTCAAGCCGTAATCGATTTTCTGGGGTTTTATCATTCCGGTCCAACATATTCCACCTAATCTCCATCTGCCCAAACATCGCCTCTGCAAACAAAGATGAATCATATTCTGATTCATCCAGTTCAAAAGCATTTGGATGTTTGGAAAGTCTCCGATATAAAGAATCAAAGCCTTGGTTGAATTTGTTAGCACCGACGAAAGACCAACATTTGTTGGCTCCCGCATAAAAGTTGTTGTTCATGTCCAAACACAAACGATTGCAAGCAACCGAGTGTTCGAGAGGTGAAGCTGTGAACGTTCTGATTTTGTTCGCCTGTAATTTTTCAACAGTACGTAACTCACATTTTTGAGCACAGGTCCATATCGGAACCATCACCTGGGGAGCAGTGCCCTGCCCCAACATGTTCCAGTAATCATCCAACGCAGCAACAGCTGGGCTTACCAAGAATTCACTTTTTGTGTGATATTCCAGGGACCACGGAAAACCGCATGAGGTCTGTAAATCAAGTTCCTGAATTACGAGCTCCTGCGAAACAACACGACTTCCACCCATAGCTAGGGCAAAATGCCTCTCAGTCCAATCACCGGCGAGCTCCCACGCGTCCTTATTCAGGACTGGTTGAAACTTATCGTATTTCGAAACAGATTTGAAACTAGCTACTAAATTTGGTTGAACTTGACGGTACGCCTGCGATTTTTCACGCAAAACAACGCTATCCTGTTCTTCCAAAAAGTTCATGAAGGAGGTATTTACACACTCCTTATTCTTGGGGTACGCTCTCC